TTCACGACCAAGTGTCTCACGCAGGAAGCAATCAAAACGACGATTCAATCCATGAAACTCGCAACGAAAGGCAAGAAATGAGCGATCCTAAAAACGAAGAACAATACAACGCAGAAAAGGCAAGGGCAGCCGAGCCGTTGCCAATGAACGACAAGCCGGATTACGAGCACGACGTGTACGAACGCAAGCACGGCGACTTTGACCGCAGCTTTGAACGTTTTTGCGACTACTCCGGCAACAATCGGTACGGATCATGATGCCGAATAAAGCATTCCTCATTATGGAAACGGCCACGCTCCGGGCGAAAGCCAACTCAGCGGAAAAGGTGAGTGACGCCGTCAATCGTGGCGACTTGACCGAAGCGCACCGGCTGGCTCGTCAGCACGAGCTGGCATGGCAGAAGCCCGAGCGTGAATTCCAAGACTTAAACCTTCCGCACATCACCAACGACTTTTGCGACGACGAGTAGTCGAAGCAAATCCAAGAAACCCAAACCAAGAAAGAAAAAAACATATGGCAATAATGGCAAGCAGAGGCGGATCGTACACGCCAGCGACCGAAGGATCGCACGACGCAGTTTTCTGCGACGTGGAGGATCTCGGAATCATCGAAACCCAGTACGGCAAAAAGCACCAGGTCAGGATCGTCTGGCAGTTGGCGGCAAAGATGGATGACGGTCGTCCGTTCACCATCGGCCGGCGCTACGGACTTAGCCTGCATGAAAAGGCTGCTCTTTTCAAAGACCTGAAGTCCTACGCAAAGAAGGCTCCGCCCCAGAATCTCGATCTGGAAACGCTGATCGGCAAACCCTGCCAGATCCTCGTGACTCACACGGAACGGGATGGATCCACCTACGCCAACGTTCAGGCAGTCCTACCCGCGGGGAAAAACAAAGTGACCGTGGATCCTGACTTCGTTAGGAAATGCAATCGGTCAGGCAACGCCGAGCCCGTGAAGATCGGCGCTGAAGACGGCGACGGCAACAACGTCCCCTTTTGACCCGGAGACAATCGAGATCCTAACCAACTAGAGCCGGCGGATGTTCTATCCGTCTGACCGGCTCGGAAAAACAAAATGCAAATCCTCACAACCTTAATTCAAATCGTTTTCCCGATGATCGCTGTGGCGCTGGCCGTCCTTTCGATCGGATGGATTCGGAACTGGTAACCTACATGGCGCCTATTATTGCAACCGCAAAGGCCGAGTCGTCGCACTACTACATGGCGACCGGCGAGTCGTGCCACGGCGACCTGCGCTCGGCCCGCAAGGTTGGAGCGTATCCATCAGTCACCACCATCCTAGCAGCAGCCGGCCCCAGCAAGACCGGGCTGATGAACTGGAAAGAGGAGCAGGCAATCCTGTCCGCCTTGTCGCTCCCCCGGGAGTCCGGTGAAACCGACGCAGACTTCGCCAAGCGGGTCGTCCTAGACAGCCGGAAAGAGGTGGAAGCAGCGGCCGCCCGCGGAACGCATATTCATTCCCTGGCTGAAATCCTGATCAACGGCGAGGAGCCCGGAGAGCTGGTCAATGGATACGAAAACCACTTTGAGTCGCTGAAAGAATGGCATTCATGCTGCGTGACCAAAGTACACGCAAGCGAATCGGTCATGGTGAACGAGGCTGAAGGATACGCAGGCCGGGTGGATTTGATCGCCGACATTCATGGCGTGATTGAAGTGGTGGATTTTAAAACAAGGAAACTAAAAGACAAAAAAACGCCTGCCTATGAAACAGATATTTTACAGCTCAGCGCCTACGCGTACGCATTTACTGACGAAGGCATGGCCTGCCGGAATATTCTGATTGATCCGGTCACCGGACAACTGGCCGAGGTGCGTTACACGGCCGAGCAGGTGCACAAAGCATTCGAGGCGTTCACGTCCATCTGCAAGGTCTGGCGATGGTTGAAGAAGTACGACCCGCGGGAGGTGCGTTGTGATTGAAATCCTCCCCGACCAAACGACGCACGAACAACTCCTTAACCGCGTTCGATCGCTGGCCCGTGAACTGGCCGAGGCGAAGGCAGCCCTGGCAGCTGCCGAAACACGCGAGAACGTCCTGATTGACCGGATCCGGGAGGGCCTGTGAGAGCCCTGCTGTCCATTCTTGCCATTCTCGGGATCACGTCAGGGCAGGCGTCGAACGTCATGATCGATTGCAGGCCGGAGTCCAAGCGGATCGACGTGAAGAAAATCAAAGTCCGCATCACCGGCTATTGGCCCGGGGAGGACGAGTGGTCGAGTCGCTTTCAATCGAGCACCGGGACGCGCCTGCGGGCCGGCCGCCACTGCGCCGTCGACCCCGACATCATTCCGCTGTGGTCGAAGATTAAGATCATGAACGGAAAGCGGGAGTGGGTGGCAGTAGATACGGGCACGGCGGTCAAAAGCAAAAAAGCCAGCGGTGGAAAGCTGCCTGTGATCGACGTGTTTGCCGCGAGTGAAGCGCAATTCAACGCGATGCGGTTGCCCAAGGTGGCGACGGTGGAGGTCAGTAAATGAAGACACGGGCCGCCACGTTCGCTTCCAAGCGCCAGCGTGCGATGGGCAAGGGCGATACCCGTCCGACGCTCCGCCGCCTGGGGATGATTGCCCGCAAGCTGCGCCGGGATCTGTGCCTGCCGAGCTGTGCCAAGATGGGCGTGGAGCTCGAATGTAGCTACAAAACGATTCAGCGGGACATCGATCTACTGCGGGACTTTTTTGGCTATCAGCTCGAATACGACAGCGCCAAGTACATCTACAAACTGGCGGGGCCGCTGCCGGAGGCCGTGCTGTGACGTTGCGGGATCTGCTTACCATGTTCTCCGCCCGCATCATCGGAACCTACACGCCTGCGCAGTACGCTCGGCAGGTCATCATCGCCCGGAACAACCGGATGCGGTGGGGAATGGGGCAGTGGTAACCGAGTTTAGTCACAACAAAATAACAAAAAATAAGGAGAAAATATGGATAATGCCCTAATAAAATTAAATGAAACGCTTGAAAGAATAAATCAAAACTTAATCTTACTAAAAAACGCAATAGCGTCTGGAGTTGGGGTTTATACTCCAAAAGATGCTCTGTTTTCAGTCACGCACGACCATTTAGGCGAACCCCTTAGCGTAGTGTTAGAGCAGAACGAAAACAAAAGACTGGCAGTCATGGTTCATCAAGACCCTTCAGATGGTCTAGATGTGCGTATTACAAATGAACCTCTTAATGTTGAGGTGTCGCAAGATCCTCTAAAAACTTACAACGTGAGACTTCACGACTTAGAGGAAGCAGGAAAACTCGATGTTGCCGTGTGTAATTGTGTTCAGGTCGACACAAATTCTTAAATGTCCGTCAAACGCACCACATGGCTGGTCGAAATCTTGGAACGCGCCAAGCGCAATCTGGCCGCTGAACAGCATAAGGCCGCCGGGACGCGATTGGATCTGGCGCTGACGATTGCCCGGGAGCTGCTCAAACGGGCGAAGGCGTATCAGAAGCGCGATATGGATACCAAGGCCGTTGGTAAGGAAAGCAAATGATTCACCAACTACCACCGGCCGCCGTTGAGGTCATGAAGAACGGAGCCGCAGAAGGCACCCGCAACACGGAGCTGTTTAAGCTGTGCCTTCAGTGGCGCGACTCCGGTGCGTGCCAAGATGAGACGCTTACGAACGCCGAGGAATGGTGTGTCAGAAATAATCTACCGTTGAAAGAGGCCGAGGGATGCACGAAGTCTGCGTTCAGACATCCGGCCCGTCAGCCTTATCAGCCGAAAGGAAAGTACCGATTGCACAATCTACAAATCATCAAAGACGATGCACCCATTCCGGCCATGCCGAGAAGCGTGGACGAGACGCCGGTGGAGAAGTTTCTGACGGCCGCGTTTGAAGTGGGCGAGATGATCAACATAACCCGCAGCATTCGGGACGACGACCGAGAGCGGCCGGACGGATCCGGGGAAACCCGCACCCGGGAGGAATGGCTCGACCTGTTTAAAGGCGAAGGGCTGAAGGAATGGCAGGGGAACGCCGTTGGAGTGTATGCGTCGATCAATCCGAACAACGGGAAAGGCCGCAAGTCGGAGCACGTAGTCAAATGGCGGCACTGCCTGATTGAGTTCGATGAATCGACGATGGATGAGCAATGGAAGATTATTAAAAAGAGCGGACTTCCTACCACCTGCATTATTAAAAGCGGCTCACGCAGTCTTCACGCGTGGGTGCGGATCGATGCGACAACGCAGGAGGAGTTCAAGGAACGCGTCGAGTTCATTTACAAACATCTCGAACATTCCAAGCCGGATCCGGCGAACAAGGACGCGGGGCGCCTGTCACGTTTGCCCGGGGCGATGCGGACGGCCACCGGCCAGCGGCAGGACTTGGTTGAATGCGGAACGCCTAAAATTTCGTTCCTAGAATGGAAGGAGCGGATCCTGTTTGGCGACATCCCCGAGCCGTACAAGTGGGACGACCTGCTCAATTTTAAAGAGACTGAAGATCCGACCCAGCTGCTCGGCAAGCGGTGGATATGCCGGGGCGGATCGGCGCTGTGGGTGGGATCCAGCGGACTCGGCAAGTCTGTCCTGTGTACGCAGGCCGCCATCACTTGGGCGATTGGTCGTGCATTCTTTGGCATTAACCCGCACGGAAACGGGCTGAAGTCGCTGATTATTCAGGCCGAGAACGACGAGGGGGACGTGGCCGAGGCGATCCAAGGCGTTTTGAAGGCGATGCACCTTACGTTAGAGGAGATCGAGCTTGTGAAGGCGAACGTCATAATCGTCCGGGACTGCACGTCCACCGGGGAGAAGTTTGTCGATCGCGTCCGGCGCTTAGTCGAAAAGTACAAGGTGGATCTGGTGTGGGTGGATCCGTTGCTTGCGTTTATCGGCGGCGACCTATCCAGCCAGGAGACGGCCAGCGAGTTCCTTCGCACGATGCTGAACCCGCTGTCGCTGTCGGCTGGGTTCGCTTGGATGCTGATTCACCATACGCCAAAGCCCGTCCGAGAAGGCAACGGGTATCAGGGCCATGATAAGGCTTACAGCGGCTTTGGATCGTCCGAGCTGACCAACTGGGCCCGGAGCGTTTTAACCCTTGCGCCTGCTGGCGACGATGCTGAAGGAAGGCGCATTTATCGTTTGGAAGTAACCAAGCGCGGGAAGCGGTCAAATCTCAATTCTGGGGGCATTGTAGCGCAAACTGCCATTCAGCCTTACGTGAACCTACGCCACAGCGATGTCGGGCTGGCGTGGATTGGGGCGGACGAACCCGAGCGAAAGACGGCAGGCCGGCCGGAGATTGTGGTC